AAAGAGCCTCATCTTTTCTCACAGCTACAGACTAGAAAGCTTGCTGTGTCAGGTCTTGACTGGGAAATACAGCCGTTTAGTGATGATGAGAAGGACAAAGAGGTAGCTGAATTTGTCACAGAACAGCTAAAAGGCATTGAAAGCCTGGATGAAGTCTTTACAGACCTGCTTGATGCCATAGGCAAAGGAATAAGCGTGATGGAGCTTATCTGGGGAACTGACAGGCAGGGGATGAACATACTTGAAGGCATAGAGTACATACATCCTAAAAAGCTTGTATGGGATTCCCTTACAGATGAAATGAAGATATGCACCGCAGCATTTCCTTCCGGTATGAGCCTTATT